ATCCACTAGAAGAATTAACAATTTTTGAAACTGTTCCACTTGGTTTAATACATGTGACAGCCTTCGGCTTTCGCTTTAAGCCAACTGTTTCCCAAAACTCACCAACAGTGTTAAGACAAACAGTTTTAAGAGCCTCAATTCGGATAGATGAACTGAATTTCTTTTCATCATAATATACAGGACAATCACACACACCTGTTAATGATACACCCAATATCGGGTCATTTTCTTGATTATTGATATTTCTGGTTGAAATAAAATTGTAATCAGTTAGTGTTGCTTGTAGTAAATTTAAAATTGTTGCAGTTCTTACTTTATGTAAATCGTCTTTAAGTGTATCTTCTGGTCGTAATACTATCTCACTCAAATTACAAAACTGGTCTGAAAGTAATATGACTTCACCACATGGATTTACACCCCAACCAAGACCATCATCTTTTCTACCTGTTTCATCTACTTTTAGTAATAGATTTTTATAGAATATTATACCTGGCTCACCATTTTGCTTAATACAATCCCATGCTCGTTTTAAATACTTTTCTTCACCATACCACACCATTGTATTATTAGAATTGTATCTATGTTGATTATCTTTTAATGTCTTAGGGTCTTTAATATTCATCATCTCACTATCATAATCATCAAATAGTGTTATAATAGCTGCTCTACGAACACCACCTTGTACGGCACAATCAGCTATCATACAGGCAATATCGAAACATTCAGTCGATTTTAATTTTCGACCAATTGCATTTAATACTATTTTTTCAATAAAATCTCTTAAATCATTAAATGGCTTTGCACCACTAGCATAACCCCCTGATGTTAATAATGGTGCTCCCTGTTCACGAACTTTCGATATATCAAATGGTTTTGATATTCCATTGTAAAATACCCCGTTGAGATATTCATATAAAGCTACAGCCCATCCAGTTCTACTATCTTCAACTGTTATTTTATCTTCACTTAATGTAATTTTATTTGGAAGCTTTGGAAGTTTTGAAATGTGTTCATGTCTTACCGATATTCCAACTCCACATGTACATAATAGTGAATATAAAAGGTCAGCAAATGATTTTAATTCATGGATAGCTTGGTATTTACAGTTAAATGCCATTGCATTTTCACTCTCAACTGCCTTTCCAGCCGAAAAGAATAGTCTCATTGAACCAACAGCTTTTAAATCAATGAAATAATCTCGAATACTTTCCATTTCATCCATTACTTTTTTATTATATTGGAATTTACTACTTAAAAAATCTATATATCTATCAACACTTTCTTCGTATGATTCTAGTCTATTGTCAATCTTTCTGGCGTATGTTCTATGGTGAATTACTCGTTGAAAAAGGCTCATATTCATAATATTAGGACTCTACTTTATTTTTTTTATTTTTTATAGTATCTTTAATTTCTTTTGTGATGATAAATAATCACTTTGATATACAATTAACTCACAGATATTATAACGATTTATAGCTTTTATTATATTTGGGGGAGTCCATGGACCCATATGATGAATTACACAACTATGTATTAGATTAAATGCTTTTTCAGGTAATAAATCTTTATATCTGGATATCATTTTACCAGCAGTTAAAGGATGATTTTTATAAGCCCAAAATTTACCAGAATATGATTCTTGTTTACCTATATCATGAAGTAACAATGCAGATAAAATTATATCTGCTCTAATTTCATTTGTTTCCCATTTAAACGCTTTAAAAAATATAGTGGCGTAATGACAAGCAGCTAGTACATGCCAACACAATCCACCCTTTTCACAAGCTTCTGGTGGGTGATATTTACCACTAACTGATGCTGGTACAGTTTCTAAAAAGTCAGGTGCATCTTTCAAACATTCCACTGTAAATAATCGAATATCTTTGTTGTTTATTTGTGACAAAACACTGTTAAATACTTGAAATTTCATTTATCTATCCTTTATATAAATTTATTTAATAATACTCTTAATTCACATTGATTTTTCATAAGACCTACAATGTTTCTTATTTCCCAATGTGCGTTAGGTGCTAATCTTAATTCCATTATATGCATGAATTCTCTTAAATTCATGTGAATAGCCATGTTGATTTTTAAACCTTGTGGTAATAGATATCTTGTATCTTCTGGTGGAACATCATTATCTATTAGATAGTTGTACATCTTTTTAACATCAGAAATATATTGTTCAAGTGCATCATCATCTAAAACAGCTTTAACACTATCAGGTATCAATATATCAATATCATGGTTAATACGTCTGCTACTTTGACACATCGGTGTAGTTAATCTATGTCTAATGAGATGAACATGTGAATTATAACTTATCCCATATATACGGAATGTTAAATTTATATATTCCATTATACTTTTATGTTTATCAACTAATGATATTTTTAATAGTTTATCGAAATTTAATTCTCTTTGTCTACATTCACCTAATGCAATAATAGAATTTCCAATCATGTCTTCTATTTGTCTATCCGTTGTTAATAGTTGTACTCTTTCTTCCATGGATTTATAACCCCTTATCTATGAATTTATGTTATCACTTTATGTGATTATTATCAAGGAATTTTATAGAATTATCTCTTCTGCATCTATGATTATTTTATCATCTTCATGTGCAAATTTTACTGTTTTGTATAGTTTAAATTCACCATTTAATTTAAATATATAAATAATGTTTTCATGATTATTTAATATAGTATTAAACATACAAGATTCTGGTTTAATCACAATATATAAATTTTCCTGCATTCCACTTACATGAACCATTACGTGATTTTTATAATCATTTCGATAATCCTGTTTTTGTTTAAATGATAACATATCAATGCTTATATTTGGTTGATTAACAATTATCGTATCCAAGTCAATTATTATCGTTGCATCATTTACGTCTTCATAAAAATAATTACATATTAATTCTTGTTTAATACCATCTATCAAATCATTTACTGATTCTATACTATATTCTGATTTATGTTTTATTGATGATTTGTCAGACAGTGTATCATTTAAATATGATTCCATTAATTCAGCAATATCACTATCCCGAAAGAATTCATTTGGTATATCATCTAATTCTTTCGGTAATTTACCCATTTTAATCATCGCTTGAGTTTCTTGCATACACATAAAATTCCATATACACATAGAAAGATGGTCTTCATCTTGCCAATTCATTGCAAATTTAATTAAATGTCTTAATCCACTATCAAAAAATCTGGATAATGGTTGTCCTTTTCTCCAATTATCTCTACCATATTTACCAGCACCACCCTCACAAACTTGTGATACTTTCATAATTGAAATTAACTGTAAAAGGCTAGGCATTCCCTTTCCATCTTGTATATCTCTTCTACTACCTGTACTGAATTCTTGGCGATTCCCTGAGTCTTTAATCGGCTTTATACTTGACATTGTATACCTCACTGATTTATTATTCGTTAGACGTTGGAAAATAATATAACATTTCATTTATCTAATGTCAAGGATAAAACAATATGATTAAAGCATTTAATGAAGATAAATTAAACGATTTCATCAAAAAAACTATAAATGATTCGAAATTGTTATCTTCGTTATTAAAAGCACACAATGGTAACAAAAATAAGGTTTATTTAGCACTAACTGAAACTATTGAAGATTTAAAAGTTCAATCTAACCCATTTTTGGAGAAACCAGTAAGCCCAAGAGAGTTTTTAGAAAATCCATATTATGCTGGTGTTGATGAAAATGGAAATGGATTAACAGCAACATTACATGAAAGTCTAAAAGAAGAATTTATTCTTGTACATGAAAATCCAGAACTTGAAGAAGTTGTTTTAACTGGTGGAATCGGCTGGGGTAAATCATTTTTCATGGAACTTTCAATCATATACCAAATATACATATTATCTTGTTTGAAACAACCAGCAGTATTTTTTGGATTAGCTCAAAATACTAAAATCTCTATAATGATTATTTCAATTACAAAGAATCAAGCTAAAAAGAATATGTTCTCTGGTATTAGAGAAGCTATAAAAACTATTCCATATTTCATAGAAAAGTTTGAATATGATATTAAAAAAGGTGATAGTGAAGCATTGATATTCCCAAGGAATATTGAATTGATGAACGCAACATCTGAACATTCATCTACAATTGGTTTGAATATATACAGTGCTGCTCTTGATGAGGCTAACTTCTTTAAAAAGGTCAAAAACTCAAAAAGAGGTAATGATGCTGGTGAAGTATATGATGAAGCAATGGTATTATATCAATCAGTTCGTAGAAGATTGGATGCTCGATTCATGCAAAATGGTCATATGCCAGGTATTTTCTATATTGGTTCTTCTAAGGTTTACCCAAATGATTTCACAGCAAAGCATATTAAACAAGCAGAAGATTTGGAACGTGAGAATGGTAAACATAAAGTTCATGTAATGGACTATAACCTTTGGACAGTTAATCGTGATAGATACATGAAAGAAGAATTTAAAGTATTAATCGGTGGTATAAATAAAAGAAGTAGATTGGTAGAAGAATTTGAAGAATTACAAGAAGATGAATTAAAAGAATATGATGTTATAAACGTACCTATGGACTTTTATGACAGATTTAAAACAGACTTAGATAACGCTATTCGAGATGTTGCTGGTTATGCTATTTATACCGTTCAACCATTTATAGGAAATAAAGAATTTATCGGTCTAGCATTCGAACAAGGAAAAGAAATCGGATTAGAGCGTATATACTCTGTTGATGAAGCCACACTTTCACCTAAAAAAGAATTTATGACAATTGAGTATATTAAACCTCATGTTATTAGGAATAAATCAGCAGTAAGATACGTTGGTATAGATATTGGTTTAAAGAAGGATAAATTGGGATTTGCAATGAGTTATATTGATGGTTATAAATATGTAATAAAAGAAATGTATGACCAAGAAACAAATACATTTAAAAAATATAAAGATAAAGAACCAAATATTGTAGTTGAACTATTATTATCAGTAGTTAAAGAAGAAGAATTTGGTGAAGTAGAATTATCTAGGGTTAGAAATCTAATACATCAATTAAAACTATTTGGTTATAAAATACGACATGCATCATTGGATGGATATCAATCAGCAGATACATTTCAATGGTTTAAAAGGAATAATATTGAAGGTGTATACATTTCAATGGATAAAACAAATGAACCATATGAAACATATAGAAGTGCATTGTATCAAGGTCGTATTTATAGTATTTATCATCCAGTGTTAGAACTAGAACTGAATGAACTAGAACGAGATTATATTAGAAATAAAATAGACCATAATCCAAAAGGGTCAAAAGATTTATCAGATGCCGTAGGTCAAACGGTATATAATATTCATATAAATCCTTGTTATAATGACCATCTTTTGTTACCATCAAGGTTATATGATGTAGATAATGATGTAGATGAAAATGCACTTAAAAGTAAGGAAGACATCATTGAAGATTTCAATAAATGGGCTAGGAGTAATTAAATGTTTGATAGAATTAAAGATTGGTTAATAGGCGATAGAATAGATAATATCATAAAACAAACAAAAAAAGATATATTTGAGGCTCTTGGTAACACACATGAATCCAATAGTAATGTTATTGATGATTCATCATTAGCCACTGGTCCATATAGTAGTTGGGCTAGATTCATTAGTAAAAATACAGAAATGTTAGAAAATGATAAAATACTTTATAAAGATTACGATAATATGGATTATGAAGTTCCAGAAATGTCATCTGCATTAGATGTAAATGCTGATTTTATTACATATCCATCTGATACAAAACGAACTAATATTTTCACTGTAAAAGCAAAAAAGAAATCAGTTCAACAGAAGATAGAAGATTTATTAGATAGAATTGATATGCAACAAAACTTCTATTCAATGGTTAGACTAGCATTAAAATATGGTGATAACTTCGAAGAATTAATTTTTGATAAAGACACAAAACAATGTGTTGGATTTCAACATATACAAACTCATACTGTTGTTCCTAATGTTAAAAACGGTAAACTAGTAACTGGAAGTGCATATCAACAAGTAGATGAGTCAGGTTCAGTTGTTAGTTCAATGAAAGAAGAAGAAGTATTTCATTTATCAGTAGCATCTGATAGAGAGAGATGGTTGAAATATCGTAAAGGTATTTCAATGTTAACTTATGCTAGATTTTCATACAAACAACTATCATTAATGGAACAAGGTATGATGATAGCTAGACTATCAAGGGCTAATCAACACTTTGCAATTATGTTAGATTGTGGAACATTAGAACCTAATGAGTCATTGGATTTCATTAAAAAGTATAAAAAACAACAAATGCGTAGAAAGTATATAGACCCAAATACAGGTAAATGGTCTTGGAACTATAACCCTCTTACTGTTGCGGAAGATATGGTTTTACCTACTAGACAAGGTAGTAATGCTTCTGTTATTTCTTTAAATAACAATAATGGTATTGGAAAAGGGATTGAAGATATTGAATATCATCAAAATAAAATGATATTTTCTACACATACACCAAAAATTCTAGTTGGAAAAGAAACAGATATTAACTCAAAATCGACATCTGATATTCAAATGACTATGTTTTTACGTAGAATACGAAAATTTCAAATGATGTTTGAACCTCAAATAAAGAAGATGATTGTAACCTGTATGTTATCAGAGGGTGTGTATATTAAGACAGGTGATTTAAGTATTGAATGGTCTACTACAAATTATATAGACGAAGAACGAAGATGGACTATCGAAAAGCTTAAAATGGATATTGCTGGTACATTAACTGAGTTAGCATTAGTGGATGATATGTTTATATACACAAAACTTATGGGTATGACTGACGAAGAAGCTCAAGAAATGATAGATAGATTGGATGCTGAACAGGATGCTTACCAAGACGAAATAGATGATATGTTCGCTGGTGCAGAAGACCGTTCAGACCAAAATGCAAAAGAATTTGAAGATGACCCAAGTGGGTATGGTACTGATGATGATGATGAAGTTACCAAAGAAGATATCTTGAAACATATGAAAGATAAATTAGGTGATGAAGACTTCACAAAATGGGCTGAAATGCAGGAAAAATTAGAAAGTAATCCAAAAATAAAAGGACTATTAGTAGAATTAATAAATCTAACACAAGCGAAGTTATTTCAATGATAGAAGGTAAATTTTCCAAAAATTTATTAAAGCGAAACAATGCTACTGGTATTACACATGGAACATCATTTGTTTCAAAGCGTGATACCGTTAAAGCATTTATGAAAGCCAAAGGTGAATATAAGAAAGATTTATTTTACAACATGAGACAACTAGTATCTGGAAATATTGATAAAGATGGATTTCAGACGCTACAGAAGTCTACAATTTCAAAACATTTCACTGATAGCTTTATGCTTGGTAAACAATTTAATCAAAATAGTGAAACATCTCTTAGTGATTCTGAAAGAAGATTTATTGTTTATCAAACAACCGATGAGCTTAAATATATGTCCAAATTTGCCGATGATTTGATTAATATGGGTGGAAAAATGTCATATAGACGAAGAATGAATATGTATGCATCGGGGTTAGACCCAATGTTTAAATTGGGTGATATAGCATATTTGCCAGATGATATTGAAATAAATTGGGTATTAGGTGCTACTGATAAACATTGTTTAGATTGTTTATCATTTGCAATGGACTCACCATATACAAAGAAGACATTACCAGGTATTCCAATGAGTTGCAATAGTAAATGTTTGACGAATTGTAGATGTAAATTAGACTATGTAACTGACACTGTAGATACAAAATATACCAATTTCATTATTGATAACCATACAAATGCTAGAGAGAATATCCCAAATAAACTTGATTATGCTTACATAGATAATGAAGTTAAAGAATTTTATCGAAATCGACTTAAATATGAAGTTGATAAGGATAAATCATTTATGATTGCATCAAAATTAAGTAAAACAAGAATACAAAACTATATTGTCAATGGTGCATTGGCTGTCTCTGTTCCATTATATCTAGCTAGAAGTATTAAAGAAGTTAAACTATTTAAAAATAATAACAACTTTGAATCTATTGATAATGGCAATCAATTAACTGATGGTGATTTTCTATCATTCTTCATTGAAGATAAACAGTCATATGGTAAGGTTGTTGAAATTAATGGTAATTCTGTTATAATAAATACATTAGATGGAAATACTTATAAAATGGATGCATCAAAAGATGTTATGTTTAAGGAATTATTATGAAACGTAAAGAATTTTTCGAATTAGTTAAAGGTGAAACACCTATCAAGGTTAATAAACCAATAAAACGAGATGAGTTTTTGGAATATGCCAAAGGTAAAAAAATATTTGGTTCTAGTTATCTACAAAGACTAGGAAGTCCAGGTAATTACATTTATATCTACCCATCAAATAAAATAAAAAATATTAGTAGAAAATATAGAAGTTCTTATACTAGATTTATTAAAAAGAGTAAAAGATTTTTAAAAAATGTTAGTACTAGATATGAGGCTTCATCCATTAACTTAAAGCCTAAATCATGGAATAAAGCAATTATAACTATTAACACCAAACAGGGGGGCAAATTGAA